ATCCATGACCTTGTTCAGGGATTTAACGTATTCCTTTGTAATTCGTCCCCGTCTTTCACCTTCACCTTCAAATGATTGATGGCGATCAGTTCGCTCCTCTATCTCCCCCGCTATGGCGGCGTATGCCGCAAGATCCAAGTAGCTGTCCTTTTTATGGGCGTGCTTCAGTCGTGCAATTTTTACAAGACCCATGCAAATGGCGACGTCGTGCGCTGATATGTTTACATCGAGGAAGGCGCTCCACAGCTTTGCGATGTTCTGATGATTGGTCAACTTGTCACCATAGTCTTTATGGCGGTTGCCACCAATTAATTTTTTTGCTTCACTTAGGATTTCTTTACAAGTCATTTTCGAGGGGGGATTCATAAAGCCTATATCCTTCCTGTTTTTGTGCTTCAATGATGTATAAATTATGTTTGGCTCTTGTGACGGCTACATAAAATACACGATGTTCATCATCAGGATTTTTTAAATATGATTTATACACTAATTTACCTAGATCTAAAAGTACGACAACATTGTCACATTCACCACCTTTGGCTTGATGAATAGTAGAGACACGAATTCTAGGTTCACCCCTGATGTCCTCATTCAATTGTTCCAGTCGGCGTAAGTAAGCTATGTCAGAAAGCTTAATACGATCCAGAACCTCATGCCATTCCCCGTCTACTAATAGTCCATGATTTTTCTGAAGATCCTTCAAAGTAAAAAGTTCATTCTTTTCTTCCTCCTTGAATCGTTTAAAGCCCCTTTTTATCCCTGTGCCACTTTTAATTTTACTGTATAAAGTTTTAATGTCACTATGAGAGACAGCTTCTCCCGCTTGTAAATGCTGCCATGTGTCAATGGCATTTAACACAGTAGGAGCGATTGGACGATGTTCGCCTCTTCCGTACCAATATCCCTGGGAAAAAAGAAAATCTTCAATCATTTCGTTCCTTATTTTTCGGGTCCGTCCCAATAAAAGCCATTTTCCCTTCGATAAATCAATATGGCGCAAATGTGTCATCCTATGTACACGTCCCTCTTCATCCTTCGGCTGCCATTCTTTGGGACGACGGTTCCGAATACGAGTGATGATATAATTCGCCAATCTATAGACGCTCGGAGGACAACGATAAGATTTATCTAAGATCTCTACATTCCCTTTTAAATTAATGAATTGATCCACGTCCGCCCCGCTCCACCGAAAAATCGCTTGATCATCATCTCCCGCGATATATGTTTCATTGCTTTGAGAAATCAGTTTATGCACCATGTCATATTGGATCTTTGGCATGTCCTGGGCCTCGTCAATGAAAAGAACGTCAAAAGAAGTGGGATGAAAGTCCTCTACATAATCAACAATCATATCGGTAAAGTCATAAAGATTATTTTCTTTTTTATACTCCGTAATCGCCCTATCAATAAAATCCAACTTTGACCATCTTAATAATTCTTGGGTCGTGTTCCATGCATCGCGCAAGGGTAAGCCTTTCAGTCTCGCTAAATTAATTAAATTCACATACTTGTGGTTGGTGTTGGCGAAAATAGACTCATCACTGTTGTCAAACACCAGATCAAACCCAATCAGATCGGATAATTCTTTCCAGTGTTTCGATTTCATTAGGTTATTGTCATCGATGGGCAGATGCTTGTAAGCAAAGCTGTGAAGGGTTCTAAAGTGAACGAGATCATCACGACTTGCCTGAAATTTATCACGAGCCCTGTCTCGCGCCTCGTAAGCCGCCTTGCGTGAAAAAGAGAAGAAACCAATTTTATCCCAGGGAATTCCTTGTTCTTTTTTCTCCCTGCAAATTTCCAGAAGTTTAGTCGTCTTTCCCGTACCGGGTGGTCCTAAAATAATATTAATCATTAAAATGGGATCTCCTCATCATCAACATTCTCTCCACCTAAAACCTTATCAGTCTCTTTTTTCTCAGCCTTCAACGGGGGTAATGGAACATCTTTAATGGGTGATTTAAATTCAGGGATAGTCCAGGCGCGTGTTTGAACTTTTTGTGGGTACACGGTCACATCTTCACCCTCCATGTCTCGCAGACGTTGAACGATCCATGGGCGTGGAACTTTAAAATTTTTAGATGAATCAAGCCAACGGGATAAGTCAGCCAACCGAAAATAGGTTTTTTCATTTTCTGTAAAAGCCTTGCCCATCCCTAATTCATCCATACTGAATGAGTCCCCCCTATCCTGACAGAACTCCTGTAAGTAATCTTTAAATTCCCCTGTCTTGGAGACATCTTCAGGGACTTCTTGAATATTGATATTGTCGAATAACACACGGACAATTCCATCCCAATCATCGGCTTTCATCCGTGGTATCCAAATTTTAAGTTGTTGAGATACAATCTTACGAAATACACTAAAGTTATATAAATACCCCACATCATCTATTTCCACGCGCTTATCATCCACGTTCACAAACCAAATGGGAGGAATGGAATCAAGAACAGCTAGATCACTGTACTTGGGATGGTCTTCCGTGGAAAAACCGATGCCGAATTTTCTCGTCTTGCATAATGGTTTTTGGCACACCGACACGATGGGTTGGTCATTGCACCGATAAGTGTATTTTATGGAGCCATCCGCCTTGTTCTGCCTTACTTGTTTTTGGATGGTCGTGACCTCGCTTACGTTCAACGGTGGATCCATATACTGTAAATTATATTTTTCTATTAAGTTTTCCCATTCATCAGGGTTGGATTTACGGTAAAAAATTCCTATGTTGAATAAGCCGTTATTCCTTGTCCCTTCAGGATACCCTTTATCAGTTAAGAATTGCAGGCACGGAGGACCACTCTTAATAACCTCTTGTTTAATCTTAATTTTAATAGTCGCAATGTCTTCACAAACGAACTTGTCATACAGGGTGAAAAAGTCATCCAAAGACGCGCCTTCACCATTGTCAAGAAACGCGTATCGTGTGTCGCCGTGATAAGGTAAGTTCAGCCACGAACCCGTATCTTTCTCATTAGCAAGTTGTGTTTGCTTGGGAAATACTTCTGAATTCGCGTATCCCAGATATGCCGCGCATTCTTTTAATTTTTGTTGAAAAAGACTGGCTGGTTGGGGTTGTTTTGAGAAAAGAAAAAGATGCGCCCCAAAAGATTTGGATGAACACATTATTAAAGGTAATTTTAATTCCCTTATTCTGGTTAATATTTTTTTATGATCAAGTGGGTACTCATCAATATCAATGCATCCCCAGGATGCCGTACCATCATCCCTAATGGGAATAATACCCAAAGCGGGCATCTTGCCTTCCAAATGATCCTTGTACATTTGCAAGGTAGGTGCTTCGTGTTTCGTGAACATTTTACCTTCACGTTTTCTGTTAACTTTCGTTTCGGAATATCGATATTCTCCATGCGCACGATCAAGTCCACTGAATATATGTTTAAATTTTTCTACTTTCATACACAACTAATAATAATAAAATGGGCGGACATTGCCGCCCATCTCTCATAGGATAGTAAGGAGCATCTATGAACCTAAAACAGCATCCTCCTTTGAAGGAGTGATGTTTTTCATTTCTTGGTTGTCACTTTCATTAATGACCTCAGGACTAGGATCAATCTCGCCGGACACAACTAATTTATAAAAATTTTGCGCCTCTTCCACAATGTTTTTAGGGTTTGGATAACCATTAACGGATTTCTCCAGTTTAATATTCCACCCCCACCAATCATTTTTTTTATTTGCTTCACGTACCGCTTTCATATTGTACACATTAGCAAATACTGGCAATGTCACGAGAGCCCCATCTTTTCTATTGGTTTTTTGATTCATCATCATAGTATTCCAATATCTAGATTTTTTGTATTGAGTTTTTTGCATAATGATTTGAGCTCTTTCAAAAGAACCATCATCATTCAAACGTAAAACAAAATACTCAGCCGTTCTTACTACGTAAGTTTTACTAAGCTGACCATTGATCATATAATGATCCTCCCCGTCGTGTTCCGACCTAGTTAAAGGTGGAACGTCTTCAGGTGTGTAAATTTTAACGGGAGCGCCAGTGCCTTCGCCTAGTTTCTCCCATTCTACAAAACGTGAACGAAAAAAACAAGGAACGGTCATAATTCCATTATAAAATTCTTTTGTAACAGAATTAAAAATCATTCCTTCTTCTAGTCCTTCAACATGCTTTGTATTACCTTTCTTTACTTCAGGTGTTTGTGAACTTGCAATTTTCAAAAATGGAATTGCTAATTCACTTGCATTGACATTCTCAAATCCTGCTCCCACCATGGAAGGGGATGTGAAATCAACGACATTCGTACTTATTTCACTTTTCTTTTTCTTCGCTACTTCATTCATCGTTCATTTTCCTCGTTTAATTTTCACTTTGTTTCCCATATAGACACTAAATAATTCTAATGGGAAGGCTTTGCCATCGTTTATTTGTTCGCCGATTAAAGCATTCAAGGTCATTGGCTCGACCTTGCGTTTTTGGTCAGGAGAAAGTCCTTGCTTTTCTAGATCTTGTATAAGATCCGTCGCAACTACATTATCCCCTTTCCCAAACCTTACTGAAACAATGTTTTTTATGATGTCCCCTAAATTGTTACTTTCTAACCATTCAAAAGCCTCTCTTTCATTGTCCTTAGTGATGCTGCCTTTAAAAAAAGGTTTAAAGCTTACTGCATCACCATTCATTAACTTTATTTCCTTGACCCCCCTTTGCTCCATCAATTGAACAATAGAATCATTCGCTTGTTGCAGCGCAGCTTTTTTAGTTTTAATTTGATTTTCTAAAGCGAGTATATCGCTTTCGAGTTTTAGATAATTATTAGAGGCCGTAGATACGTCTTTGACCTCTGTTATTTTTACTTCTTTTTTATCGTCATCGTTTAGATCTCTTAATACGTCTAAAAAATCAACTTTCTCGCTCATCTCTAGTATTCCTTTCATTCAAGTCTATCTGTATAGGAAAATATTTAAAGGAACGACGATCATATTTCAACACTTTATATTTACCTCTATTATTATCAGAAGCCACCGCGCAAGCTAAACCTATCATGCTCGGATCCCCTATTAATAATAAAAAATCATCATCGCTAAAGTTTCTCAACTTTTCCTTTGCTTTTCGTATCGCAGGCGCAGGAGATAACATTATCTGCTTACCTTCCTCAAATAGGGGAACTAACTCACCATATTCGTTAGCAGGTATAACATTAAATTTTGCCACTTCCTGGATTACGTATACTTTACCTTTATTTTCCGACATTCTGATCTTTCTTTCACACCATATATATTTTTTATTTAAATGTATCAATTAAAATGTTAAAAGAATGCTGAATTTAACAAGAATTGCAGAAAGTATGAATAAATTACATTATAAATTTAAGACTTCTCCCTATAAACATCAATTAACTGGAATGGGGTTAATGCTCAATCACTTCCGTCGTGGTGAAAAAGAATTCGCATTGTTGATGGAAATGGGGTGTGGAAAAACCAAAGTTCTTTTGGATAGTTCCTCTTATTTGTATGACAATGGGTACATCAATGGTATCCTTGTTATCTGTCCTAATGGTGTCAAAGGGACATGGAAAAAAGAGATTGAGATCCATATGGCTGATCATGTAGATCGTAATGTCATTATTTGGACAGGACAAAAAACAAAAAAACACGAAGAAGAATTAAGTACTTTATTCATTGCCGACAAAGTTCATTTCAATATTTTAATAATGAACGTGGATGCTTTTGCTACAGAACGTGGGCGTAGGGTTGCGGATCGATATCTAATGACACGTCGCGCCTTAATGGTGGTGGATGAAAGTACAATGATTAAAAATCCTACTGCCATTAGAACTAAAGCCATTACAAAATTAGGTAATTTAGCGCGTTATAGGGTTATTATGACAGGTTCTCCTGTTACAAAGTCTCCTGAAGATCTTTACGCGCAATGTAATTTCCTTAATCATGAACTTTTAGGATTCAGTTCCATTTACACTTTTCGCAACCGACACTGCCAATTGCAGCGCTTGTCGTTCGGAGGTCGATCCTTCAATAAAGTGACAGGATACAAGAATCTGGAAGAACTTAATCATAAATTAAAACAGTTCTCCTACCGGGTATTAAAAAAAGAGGCTTTGGATCTTCCTGATCAAGTATGGATGAAACGCATTGTCAGTCTTACAACAGAACAATTGGACGCCTATATGCAGATGAAAAAATTTGCATTGGTTGAGCTCCAGAAAGAGACATTGACGACAACGTCAGTGCTCGCCCAGATGGTGAGACTTCACCAAATTGTTTGTGGTCATTTACCAACCGATAACGGTCGTGTTATAGGCTTGGCGAATAACCGTATCAAGGAATTATTGGCTATTCTAGAAGAGCATGGTGGAAAAGCCATCATCTGGGCTAATTATCGCCATGACATCAAGGAGATTGAAAAAACATTACTAAAGAACTATGGTCCTCGATCCGTGGTCACTTATTATGGGGATACTCCTGAAAAAATGCGTCAAGAAAATATTCAAAATTTTCAAGAAAAAGAAGAACCTCGATTTTTCATAGGTCAACCTATGACAGGGGGAAGAGGAATTACCGTAACAGCCGCTAACCTTGCAATTTTTTACTCCAACAGTTATGACTTAGAGATAAGAGAGCAGGCAGAAGCACGTAATCACCGAATTGGAACTGATGACAAGGTCACTTACATTGATCTCATCGCAGAGGGAACAGTGGATGAAAAAATTATTTATGCATTACGGAACAAGATTAATCTTGCCTCCTCCGTTCTAGAGGAAGAGGTCAAAGAATGGCTCATCTAAAACGCATCCATATTAATATGCATAAGATCAAGCACAACGCCAAATGGGGAACAAACGACCCCGTCATTACAGTTGATTCTTGACGTGTTACAGGTGGCTCTTCTGGCCTTCATCGCCGTGATGGTGTGGGGGATAGGGGAGAAAATGGCTGAAAAGGAGAAGGACGAATGACGGAGTGGGAACGACACGAAAGGAG